AAGCAAAAAGAATTGCTTGAAGATGCTGTTCTTATCTATCGTGTACAACGTGCGCCTGAACGTAGATTGTTTAAGATTGACGTTGGTAACATGCCAAGTCACATGGCTATGGCATTCGTTGAGCGTATTAAGAATGAGATTCATCAACGTAGAATTCCAAGTTTGTATGGTGGTCAATCAATAGTAGATGCTTCATACAATCCATTGTCAATGAACGAAGATTACTTCTTCCCAGTCACTGCTGATGGTCGTGGTTCAAGCGTTGAAGTTATGCAAGGTGGTCAGAATCTAGGTGAGATTGATGACTTGCGTTACTTTAATAACAGATTAGCACGTGGTCTACGTGTTCCAAGTTCATACTTACCAACAGGACCAGACGATAGTGATAGACCATTAAGTGATGGTCGTGTTGGTACTGCCTTGATTCAAGAATATCGTTTTAATCAATATTGCGAAAGATTGCAAAACTACATGAGCAAGACATTGGATGAAGAATTCAAGTTGTTCTTGCGTTGGAGAGGTTTCAATATTGATTCATCATTGTTTACTTTAGAGTTCAATCCACCACAGAACTTTGCGGCTTATCGTCAAAGCGAACTAGATACAGCAAGAGTAGGAACATTTCAGGCTATGGAAGCGTTCCCATATATCTCAAAACGTTTTGCAATGGAACGTTTCTTGGGTTTGAGTGAAGAAGAAATCGCTAAGAATGAACAACAATGGCGTGAAGAAAACGGTAAAGAAGCACTTGACGAACCTAAAGGCAGTGATTTACGTAGCGTTGGCGTCAGTGTAAGCGATATTGAAACTGACGAACAAACAGGTGAAGAAATGGAAACACCACCTGAAGGTCAAGAAGATATGGAAGTTGCAGGTCCAGTTAGTGCGTCACCGGCAGGTGGTGCTCCGGCTGCACCAGAAGCACCTGCTACACCTGGAAGTCCTCCAGGCTAAGATAAATAACTAGTATGAAACTTTTGGAAATGTTTGACCCTCCTGTTGCAGGTTATCAAGATGTAAATCAAGATAACAGCAAACCAGTGTGGAGAACCAGTCGCAAGACTAAACTTACACTCAAACAGATCCGTAAACTGCGCAAGATGATTGACGTAAGAAATTACGAAAAGAAGGAACATCTTAAAAAAGTCCGTGAACAATATAGTGCGGCGGCTACTCAGCAAGAGCCAACTGCGTAAGTTTTTATCAAAAACACCAAAAACGTAAAAAAATAGCACTTATTGAGTGCTTTTTATAACTACGCACTAAATAATTCTACAAAGCCATTTATACCCAGGAGATTAAACAATGGAAAACAAAAAATACGAACAACTGATTGATTTGATTATCAATGAGAATGAAGAAAAAGCCCGCGAATTATTTCACGAAATCGTGGTTGAGAAATCCCGCGAAATCTATGAGTCAATCATGGACGAAGAAATGATGGACGAAGAAGGCATGGAAATGGTCGGCGAAGTAGGCGATCTAATGGATGAAATTTCAGCAGAAGAATCAGGCGGTGTTGTAGAAGCCGAAGAAGATGATGCTGACATTGAATTCGATGATGAGGCTGAAAAAGACGGTGAAGAATTTACACATGATATGGAAAAAGATCATGATGAAGAAGGTTCAGTTGATAAGGCTGAATTAGGTGATATCAAAGACAAATTAGACGATCTAATGGCTGAATTTGAAGCCATTATGGGTGGTGAAGCAGGCGATGAAGAAGAAATGATCGACATCGAAAGTGATAGCGAAGAAATGATGGAAGCCGTACAATTACAGAAAGTTTCTGTAACTCACGGTGACAATGGATCAAACACAAAAAGTCCAACTCTACATGAGCCAAAGGTCAAGGCTGCAGGCGTAGCCCCAGTCAAGTTCTCTGGTGCTTCAGAGGCTGTACCAACTGGTCCAAAAGGTCCGTCAAACGAATATAGCAAAAAAGAAGGCACTTTGATTGGTGATGTTGGTAACACACCAGGCATGAAAAAGGCACCTGATCTTAAGTCTGCACCAAAGCCAGTGACATCACAGGCATCAGGTGTAAACACTAAGAGCCCGGTATCTAAGGCCTAATAAGAGTAACTTGGAGACAAATGGCTTTGTATCTCAAGGAACACTTAACGTTCGATAGAGCGAACATGATTGTCGAATCCGTAAAGGAAGACGGCGATCTGAAGACCCTCTACATGAAGGGTATCTTCATTCAGGGTGGGGTAAAGAACGCCAATGAGCGTGTTTACCCCGTTTCTGAAATTGAGAACGCTGTATCAACTCTCAATAAGCAAATTAATGAGGGTTATTCTGTTCTAGGTGAAGTAGATCACCCAGATGATTTAAAAATTAACTTAGACCGTGTAAGTCATATGATCACAAGTATGTGGATGGATGGCGCAAACGGTTTCGGTAAATTAAAAATTCTACCAACTCCAATGGGTCAGTTAGTAAGAACAATGTTGGAGAGTGGAGTTAAACTAGGCGTTTCCAGTCGTGGATCAGGTAATGTAAACGACATGGATGGCAAAGTAAGTGATTTTGAAATAATCACTGTAGATATAGTCGCACAACCTAGCGCACCCGACGCATACCCTAAAGCAATTTATGAAAGTCTTCAGAATATGAAGTACGGTCATAAAGTTTTAGATATTGCAAGGGAAGCAAGAGGCGACAAGAAGGTACAAAAGTTCTTGGCTGAGGAAGTAAAGCGCCTTATCACAGAACTTAAAATTAAATAATAGGGGATATGAGCATGTTAGATGCTATCAAACCATTACTAGACAGTGGTCTAATCAATGAAGATGTCTCAAACGAAATTCAAAAGGTTTGGGAAGGAAAGTTGACAGAAGCCCGCGATCAAGTACGTGCTGAACTCCGTGAGGAATTTGCACAACGCTACGAGCATGATCGTAGTGTGATGGTAGAAGCCCTAGATAAGATGATATCAGAAAGCCTCTCAACTGAAATTGCAGAATTTCACGAAGAGAGAAAGGCTTTAAACGAAGACCGAGTACAAGCGAAAGTTAAAATGCAAGAAAATGCAGCCAAATTCAATGGTTTCATGGTTACTAAACTAGCCGAAGAAATCAAAGAACTACGCAATGATCGTAAAGTACAGATGGAGAATCAACAGAAACTTGAGAAGTTCATTGTACATGCTCTTGCAAAAGAGATCAAAGAATTTTCACAAGATAAACAAGCAGTTGTTGAGGCTCGTGTCAAATTGGTCAGCGAAGGTCGCCAGAAACTTGAAGCACTTAAGGCAAAATTTGTTGCCGAAAGCGCAAAGAGAGTCAGCGATGCAGTATCATCTCATCTGAAAGGTGAACTATCACAACTCAGAGAAGATATCAAAACAGCCCGTGAAAATAACTTTGGACGTAAATTGTTTGAAGCATTCGCAAGTGAGTATTCTGTAACTTATCTAAACGATAAGGCAGAGGCTCGCAAGTTAATGTCAGCAATTGAAACTAAAGAAAAAGCATTGGCCGAGGCTACAGCAAAGGCTCAACAAGCCGAAAAACTTGTAGAATCAAAAGAACGTGAAGTCCGCATTATCAAAGAATCAACTCAGCGTGAAAAGGCTATGGAACAACTATTAGCCCCATTAAACAAAGAGAAGGCTGACGTAATGAAGGCTTTACTAGAAAGCGTGCAAACACCAAAATTGCAAGCCGCTTTCAATAAGTATTTACCAGCAGTTCTTAATACTGGAAGTGAAAAAGCAGGCGCTAAATCTGCTCTAACAGAAAGTGTTATAAAAGAAGTCACTGGTGATAAAGAAACTGCCAATAAGAATATTGAGCAAGATCCAGAAGTTAAAGACAATGTGATCGACCTCAAGCGTCTGGCAGGGCTAAAATAAAAAGACATAGATTAGGAGATAATGAAAATGTCAAAAGTACTCTTAGAAAGCCGTTGGGACGAGACCAAGGAAGCCCTACTAGAAGGCTTGAAAGGCACTCGCCGCTCAACAATGGGTGTTTTGTTAGAAAACACCAAGAAACAGTTACTTGCTGAAAGTACAGCAGGTACAACAACTGCAGGTAATATTGCAACACTTAACCGCGTAATTCTACCGGTTATCCGTCGTGTTATGCCAACAGTTATTGCTAACGAACTAGTCGGCGTTCAGCCAATGACTGGTCCAGT